ATATTAGTAGATAATGTAAAGTCTGACTGGAATCTAGAGCTGAAAAAGCAACTTGAAAGAATCAAGTTAGGTAAAATAAGCTTCAACCCTCCTAACATGATGAAACTGGGTGTAGGAGAACGTATAGAAGTTAGGATTTCAAAGTCAATCACAACTGATTTAAATAACAATTTGAAAGGGAAAGGACAAAATAAAATAAAATATTTAAAAGTTTCAGAATTGATGAAGGTCAAGCTAACTGGAAGCGAATTTGATATTATTTCACTCAATGAAGATGAGCAAATTATAGAGGATAATAATTACTCAGAATGGGCTTGGGATGTCAAACCTCTAAAAAAAGGAGAAAATAAACTCCACCTACACATATCAATACGCCTGCGATTGCCCTATGGAGAAGAAAGAAAAGATCATCCTGTTATGGATAAAATTATTAATGTGAAAACTAACCCTATCTACTCAACAAAACTGTTTTTTTCCTCAAATTGGAAGTGGGTATTATCTGCGATTCTGATCCCAGTATTTTTGATTTTACTCAAAGAATGGATCCGTCTGTAAATAAGATTTTATCAGTGAACTGATATTGTCAATGCTCCTCAATCAACCCAGATTTCCCCTTTCACTTCATAACTATCTACCACCACATCCACCACGTTAAAACGGGTTCCACCAAGCAGTAACACGCCGTCGCGCCAGTCGTTAGGGATATCGCTGGCGAGGGCTTCGAATTGTCGCGATGTGTTACGGCTGCGAAAATCGTTGTTTTGGGTGTGGCGGGTGTCGTCTTTGGGCAGTACGTTTAATGGGTGATGTTGGTTATCGCGAGTAATGAATACGGCTGTAACGCCCATGCTGCGAATAATGGCGGCTTCGGCTTGCTGTATTTGTTTAGCCATGTTCATTATTCGGTGTGTTCCTGCGGGGTCTGTTCATCTGGCTGGCTTTTTATTGAAGGCGCTTTTGTTGAGAGAGTTTCAGTTGAAAGCGCTTTTGTTGAAAGAGCTTCCGGGGCTTTGTTTTGGCGTTTGCGGTTGGCTTTGGGTTTTGGCTGGGTTTCAACTAAAAAACCACGGGCGATAAGGTACGCGACCTTTTCCGGATCGGCCTGTACGGTGTCGTTTAATGCCACGGCTTCACCGTTTACGAATTGGTTTCGGGTTGATGTGTAGGTTTTCATAGGTTGCCTGCTGAGGGAAATAGGCGACTCGCTGAAGGTGGGAGCCGCCAAAAGCGGTTTATTAGTGGGTGATTGCGTCGGTCATGGCGGCGAAGCTTTCCGGGTGACGGATTATTGTGTCCACGTCTTGAAAGGCCGTTACCCGAACCGCGCCTTTTTTGTCGAGACTGTAAGGGTTTACCTGCAAATCCAAGCCGCCCCACATGCCAATGATGAGATCGGCAAAATTGCCAAACACTATCGCCGACAAATTGATTCCTGTGCCTTTGGTTAGCGTTTTGGGAACCTGATTTGAAACAATGGTGTCGTAACCGTTCATGCTTGCCCCCGCAAACACAAAGCGCCCGCTGTTCGGGGTAATTTCGGTTTGCTTGAGTTTTCCGCGCACTTTGGCATTGGTGAGGTACTTTAATGAACCCACGTCGGCGTTAGCGTCGGCAATCTCGGTTTCTAAATCCACAATGTGTTTCCACAGCGGAGCCGCGCCATTCGTACCGCCTGCAACGGAGCCAATACCCGGCACTTTCAAAATACCTAACGGCTGGTTAGCCGTGCCGGAGCCGTTCAAGGCCACGCGATCCATTTCCAGCGCCAGCACGCGGATTAACTCGTTCAGTACAAACTGTTCCATACCTATCGAACTTTGCTGTAACAACTTGCGCGATAGCTCGGTGTAGGCTCCAACAGTTTTGGGCGTGAGGGCGATTTGATCAAAAGTTGCCGACGTTTCCGACGGCTCGCCATTTTCTGCCAACCAAAACGCCGCCGCGCCGCCTGTTTGCCGGGGAATCGCAATATTGCCCTCTAATCCCGATAGCATGGTTGCCCCTGCGCCCATAATGGCAAGTCGGTTTTGCAACAGGTCGATGAACGAGCCAGACAACAGATCGGTTTTGATCAGGTTACCCCCGTCCACGGCACTGTCGGCGCTGTGTGCGCGGGATAGCACCTCATAAGGCACAATGATCCCTTTGGCTTCTTTTTGTAATTTTCGGGCGGCTTCTGCGCCGACTTCCAGCTCAAAGGCGGCGGCTTGCTGGGCGCGTTTGTCGTTGGGGTTGGCAAGCGCATTTAACACTTTCACTACAGAATAATTACGCACTTCCTGATCGCTAAGGCCGATTGCGGTGGTGCCTTCGGCGGGCTGGGCGCTAAAGCCTTTACGCTCCAGAATCAGCGCGTTCAGGGTATCGGGGCTGGATCCGTCTTCAATGCAACGTTGGGCTAAATCATGTGCGCCAAATTTTGCGCCGGTATCGGTAAGGGTTTGAATGCGGGTGCGTTCGGCGGCGATGGCGTCGGCGGTGCTTGTTTGTGGTGCGGTTAACTGTGGTGTGGTGAGGTTGGCGGGTTCTGTCATGGTGGCGGGTTGCTCTTGTGTGTTGGGAATGGGAATAGTGGTTGGGAGTTCGGACATTGCGCGGCCTATACCCACAGTAGGATCGGCAGGAACCGACACTATCGAAATTTCGAACGGCTCCCATGCTGTGATGCGGTAAGCGTCGGTGTCTGTTGTGGCTTCTGTGCTGGTTTCTGTATTGGCTTGAGGTTCAGCGATCATGTCGTTCACGAAATACCCCACGGAGATGTTATTTCGGATACCGTCGATCACGTCGTTGAAGATTTCCTGTGCTCGCTGCGAGCGGCTAAAACGCACGACGGCACGGGCAACGCGATCCGCATCTATTCGCACCGATTCCACCACGCCGACCTGATCGCTGGGGTCGTGATCCATTAATAACGCGCCGCCGGAGCGCAAGCGCTGCAAATTTACGGCATTGGGTGAATGATCAAGAATTTCATTACCGAACCAGCGCAAATACGGGGTTTCACTGGAAAAGGCCAGCTCCACGGTGCGGCGCTGTTCATCAATCACTAATTCCCGATTGGCTTGTGCCAATGCCGACAAGTACCGCGTATTACTGTGCTGTGTGTGGGAATAGTCGCGGGTGTGGGGCTGCGATCTAAATTGTGTGTTTAGCGGTTCCAGGCTTGGTTGTGGTGTTGTCATGGTTGGCGGGCTTTTCTGTTGATGGGGATGAATGAGACGGGGGCTGTTCTGGTGGTGGCTGTTCTTGTAGCGGCTGTTCTTGTGGCGATTGGGGATCGATCCCCATGGATTGCATAAGCGCGTTTTCTTCGGCAATTTCCCTGAATACGTCGCTGGGGTCGTCGCCCATTTCACGAATAATTGACGAACGGGAACGTACTTTAAGCGTATGGGCTTTTTCGTGTGCGGTGATGTCTTTGAGCGGGTCTACCCATTGCCAGCGCCTCCCGGTGAAGGTATGCGCCCGGAAACGGTCGATGTGCTGCGCTGCCAACTTAGCGCCTGTGGGCGTTGTGAGTGCGCCAGAAAGCAGCGCCGAACCCAGCCAGCGTTCAAAAATATCGGTTAGCAGGTTTTCTTTCATCCAGTGTTGAATTGCCCGCCAAAAGTCGCGATCTTCTAATACGGCTTGGCGAATAGAGGAATAATTCACGCCCTCTAAATCGTTAGCCAAGGTGTTGTAAGACACGCCCAAACTCGACGCAATACCGCGCAATACGCCTTTTACAAAGTCGCGGTAAGCCGTGGTTACCCGGTCGCCGCTCCAGTTGTGGATCTTTGCGCCGTTCTCAATGAAATGCCATGAACCTGGCTCCACGTCGATTTGCGGATCCTCGGGGTAATCGTGATCCGCGTCGGGGTCGAAAACAGCGTTCACCCCTTCAAGGCTGCCGCCGTCCTCGCCTCGCTCAATAAAACCCATCGACGACGCGCCCAAACGCGCCCCAATCAGTTCGTTGCTTTCGTATTCGTCGAGCATTTTTAACCGCAGCATGGCGGCGGCTAAGTGTGGAATGCCGCGAATTTGATCCACGTATTCCACCAAAAAGCGGTGAATAACATGTTCGGCAGAAATGCGCAGATAGCCGTTGCCGCCAATACGATAAAAATTCTCGTGGGTGGTGTCGGTGCTTTGGAAGTGATAAGCCACAATGCGGCCTCGGGCGTCGGTTTCTATGCCCATTTTTACCGGGTTACCGCCGCTTTCGCCGTTGTGGTTAACGTCGAGCACTGCCGGATCGATAAATTTGTAAGCAATGCCAAACGGGTTTTCTTGTGCGCCCCGGTATTCCAACAGAATAATTTCACCGTCGCGAAACAAGCATTCCACGGCTAAATTCTGCATTTCCCACAGTGATAAACGCCCCTGAGCACAAGCAACCCCTTTACGGCTGAAAGCCTGCCAACCCGTTTCAATGGCTTTGCGGGCGGTGTCGTCGGGTTTGCCGCTGGCTTTGACTACCTGTGAATCAAACCGAAACCCGGTATCGCCGACAATATTGGTTTTGGCAATTTGAAAGAATCGACGAATGTAATCAGAGTTTTTTGCTAAGTCGCGGGAACGGGTGCGTAATGCGGTGAGGTCGGCGGCGATTTGCTGATTAATGGGCGTGCCGTTGGTAAACCAACTGGCAACCAAACGCGAGGTTTCCGACGCCGCCCACGCATTGCGCACGGCTTTGATTTTGGGGCTGGGTTTTGTTTGGGGTTTGTTGTTAGGTTTGCTGGTATTCTCTTTTTGTCGCAACAGGTTAAATCGGCTTTTGGTGAATAGCGTTGTAAGGTTGAACATTAACGCAACACCGCCCCAATAAAGGGTTTTGCCCCGGCTTTTCTGGCGTGCTGGCGGGCAACGGTGCGCCGTAAACGGCTGCGGATCTGCGCTAGTTGCTCGAAGGTGTAACGCGACAAGGTGCGCCCGGCGTACTGGATCATTTGCTGGTCGTCGCTGGCTTTGCCTTCTAACAGGTCTTCAATGGCGCTTAAGGTGCGCTCGGCCTGTGTGCGGCGGTCTTGCGCTTCGGTAATAGCGGGCATTACGGTAAAACGGGTTTCTTGCACCGTGTGGCGGGCGTTGTCTTTTTCTACCGTGGCAAATAACACGTAATCGCCAGCGGCAAGCGTGGCAGAATTTGAAGGGCTAAGCGCTACGCTAAAATCGTTGCCAAGAGGCGACACGGTGAACGCATTTGAATAAACCTGTTCGGCGCTGGTGAGGGTGTAACGCAATTGCCAGCCAGCAGAAGCCGGGTAAGCGGCAAAACGGGCAATCCACGTTAACGAGTCGCCCGCGTTTAAGCGTTGGGGAGAAGTTACCATGTTGGGCGTTTCCTTGAGGGCGTGCCAGCCGGACGGATCACCCGTCGGCGGCGGTGTAGTTGGATTTGTGAGGGTAATAGCGCGTCGTCGGCGCTTGGGTCGGGTGGCGGCTCAGGTGCGGGGGTTAACCGGGCAACCACCGCCGATAAGTTCGGGTTGAGTATTTCAAAGGCGGCTAAGGCGTATACAAAACAGTCGAGGGCTTCATTTCGTGGACGGGTTTTCACAAACTCATGTACGGCAAAGCCTTTTACATAGCGAGTAACCCGTTTTTCGGCGGTGAGCTGCTCAAAGAATTCTTCATCAATGTAAGCCACATCACGGGGAAAATGCACAAAACCCGCGCCCGGCTCGGCTATTTTTAAGCGCGAATATAACAGCTCTTTGGCGCTCGACACGCCAATTGAAAACAGTTTGATTTTGGCTTTGTTGCTGGTAGACGGGCGCGACAAAATCGGCGCATGTTTGTTGCTGGAACCTTTAATGGCGTAGGTGTGGCGAAAGGCGCGTTCCTTACAGAATTTATATACCGCATCGGTGTAATGCCCGCCAGAATCGATACAGGTGGCGGCAATTCTCAGGTGCTGGCCTGACTGGTGCTGTAACGGCGCAATTAAAAATTCATCCAGTCGCCGCCACAATTCAGCCCGACCGGGATCGCCTTCAAATACCCGATGCAAAATCGCCCAACTTTCTGCACCTTTGCCCCAGCCATAAACCGTGGCTTCCAATCGGTCGTCTTGCACATCTACCCCGCAGGTAAGCACAAGGGCGCGGCTGGGGATCTGCGCGGGGTAGTATTCCCGGCGGTGATACAGTGGTGAGGCTTCCAGCCGTTCCCCGGCTTCTTCCCACGTTTCAGCCAACGACACATTCACAAAACTTTGCAAATCGTTGGCGGCTTTTTTCTCGATGAAGCTGCGCACAATGTCGCGCCATTTGCGAAACGGGGAATACAGTTCATTTAAGTGAAAAGACGCATGGCCTTTAAAGGGCTTGGCGGCTATCCAGTTACCCCGGCGCAACATGGCGGGTTTGTGTCCGTCGAGAATTTCTGCGCCGCAATGCTCACACACGTAAACGGCGGTTTCGGGTAAGGGGTCGCCGTGTTGGTCTTTTTGCCAAACCACGTTAGACCATTTCAATGTTTGTGCGGTGTCGCAGTGGGGGCAAGGCACATAAAAGCGGCGTTGATCGCCTTGTAAAAACGAGCTTTCTACCCGTGATTCGCCTTTTAACGTGGGCGTACTGGTTACCACTAACAAACGCTGATCGCCAAATGTCGCGGAGCGTTGCCACAACAGGTTAATCGGGTCGCCTTCGGCGGTGGCTTCGTAGCCGTCCACTTCGTCGCACAAAATGATCGGCGCGGATCGGCCTCGCATGGTGTTAGGCGAGCCAGACCACGCAAACATGAGATAGCCGCCGGGATACGACTTCATGCGCGAATTGTTTACCCCGTCGCGGCTGCGCGGAGAGGCGACCAATCCGGCAATTTGCGGCGTGTCGGTAAGCAGCGGGTTGAGTTTGGTTTCCAGCCAGGTGGCAAGATCGCCCTGAGTCGGGTGCATCATCATTTGCGAACGGGCGTCCCAGTGGATCCCGTAGCCGATAATGTTGTTAATAATTTCGGTTTTGCCCAACTGCGCGCCCCATTGCAGGGTAATGCGCTCAATGTCGGGGTTGGCGGCGCAGTTCATCGGCTCTTGCTGGTACGGTGCGCGGTCGGCACGGTAGCGCCCCGGCTCGGCGTTACCAGCGGAAATAATGCGGTACTTTTCAGCCCACTGGGTAACCGATAGTTTGGGGGGAATTTGCGCGGCTTTGGCTAAGCCGTTAAGGAGCTGAATCCTCTGCGGCCTTGGCTTCACGCGCATAGGTGCGGGAAATGTCGGCGAGTGCATCGGTGATTTCTTTTTCTATTTTACTGTGAACAGTCCGGTCGTTGGTTTCGCCCAGAACAAGCGGGGTTAAGCGGCGGGGAATGGTGAGTAAACGCTGGCGCAGTGTGGTTACCGCGTCGATAATGTTGGCGTTTGCATCTTCAATGAATACCAGTTGCTTTTTCTTTTCTGCCAGCTCAATCATTTTCTTTTCCTGATCGAGTTCAGCAATAATGGTTTCTGCTTCTAAACGGCGGCGTTTGAGTTCTTGCGCACTGGCTTGTTGGGTTTCTGTTTGGTCGCTGTTGCTTTGATGGCTGTTAGTTTGATAAGCGCCGGAAGACATTAACGCTTCTTCCAGTTGTTTGGTGAGTCGCCATTGAATACAGGCCGACGATTCATATTCAGACGGGTTACCTTTTCCCGACTTTTTTAAACTGGGCATGCCTCGGCGCACCCATGCATCAATTGTTGATACATTCACGTCAAAGATTTGCGCCAGACTAGCGCGGGTGACAATCATTTGTTTTCTCTCATATTTTTTCTTGGTTGAAGTGGTAACGGTGGGGCGAATTTGCCGGAGAAGTAGAAGTAGTTGATCGCAAGTTAAAAACCCGCCCAGAAGTGAAACAACGAGCCTCGAATTACCCTCAGCGTTTCGGCTATAAAGTACCTTAAAGCGCCCTGAGAAGCGTTCAATTACGACTTTAAGCACATCATTACGCACCATCGTAAAGTTCTTACTAAAACCTCACCAAGAGCGATACAGAGCGTTTTAGGGTTTGCCCAACATGCAGAAAAATCACACCGGGAAACTGGCTTGATTGCCACGGGCAAACTCAGCAGAGCCAGCCAGCGTTTCAATTATTCATTGCGCCAGTGTTTTACGGTAGGAAAGCCCAACGATAACCTGATAATGACGGCGGCTATTCTCCCCAAAGGCAGGTTAGCGCCATGGTGATATTTACAGGCAATATGTTTGTGTTTCATCCCCGTGAAAACGCCTGTACCGGGATACCGGGGGGGTATGTAAACCAGACTTACCGGGGGCTATTTAGCTTTTGGTCGGGCAATAGCGCATCTAAACGCTGGTGAACCGTTGATGTGTAATGTTTAGCAAAGGTTTGCTCTACAATGGCATGAAAGGCAAAACGCTTTTTATACTGCGGCGGTGCCACGCCCACCAAGGCAATTTCCGGGGCGGCTTGTTTGCTCTTCTGGTGCATCACCAAAGGGTAACGATTGCCATCTGGGATCCACATGAAGAATTTACCGCCGGGGCGTTTGGTCTCGTTGAGAATGCGTTTAACTTTGGCGGGTGTGAGGTTGCCAAACTTATTCAGCTCAGCCCCTGCCCCCGGGACAAAATGGGTATTTCGGGGAATGCCTTTACCTTGTAATCGTCCTAAAAGCTGCCTTGCACGTAAACCAATTTCCAGACCTTTGGAGAGCCGTTTTCCGCCTTCAACATGAGGTAATAACACGTCGGCGGGGCTATGTGTGCCGCCGTTGAAGGGCTGCTGTTTAATATGCACAACGGTGAAAGGTTCGGCCTGTTTAGCGGGTTTAACGAAAGCGGCGTTGCGGATAAGGTGAGTAGGATTCTGAAATACCTGAGAGGCGTTATTGTTTACCTCTTGACGTGCTTTAAAACTGGTTTGGTTTAACGACTGGAGAATAACCGGATGCATGGCTTTAGCGGCCTGCTCAAGCTGGCGGCTCGCATCAGACACCCGATTGAGCGCGTGTGGAGAGAAACGAAACATAGTTTAAGCCCGACTGTTGCAGTTAAGATTGTCCGGGGGCACGTTAAAAACGGGTTACAGTCGGCGGGTCGGTTTGTCGATTTTGGCTTTCCCCAGTACGCCTTCAATAAAGCCGCCGCCAAAGTAGAAACTCAAAATAATGCCGACAGCCAACGCCATATCCCCCGACAACAGCGCTATTTGTTGGTCGATATTCAGCCAAAACGAGGCAATGAACACCGCCAGCCAGCCCAGCGCATAAGGAATGCAGAACGTGAGGGCTAACAAGCGCTGTGCGAGCTTAAACGGCTCATAGGCTCGCATGAGTTCCAGACGGAATTTTGCTTTTTCTTCGTAGGTAAAAAATACCGCGTCGAGACCTTCTATCCCGGCTTTTACGAGGTCGGACGAACCGAACAGTTTTTTTAATAAATTCATGGTTAATTCTCACAGTGATTAAATGTGGCTCAGGTTGTTAAGACTTGTCTTTAAGCGTGGCTTTTTGCATTGGGTGGGTAATGAACACCGACGAGGAAAAACGAGGACAAACCCCGTAGATGCAGGCAAGAAAGGTGAAAGGCTGTCTTGTTAAACAGTAAAGGTAAGACTTAAAGACAAGTGTTAACAACCTGAGCGGGTATTGAATAGCGTGGTTTTGATTTGCTAATGCGGATGAGCGGCGACGTGTTTTAACCACGCCTCACGATTGCTTTGTTGCTCAAGGCGTAGTTTGTTTACGTCGGCTTTAATGGCTTTCATTTCAGCTTGTAAGGTGACAAGTTCGGTTTTCGTAACAAGGGTAATTTCCCATGTTCGTTCCAACTTGCTATCCAGTGCTGAAATTCGATTCTCGACATTCTTGGTAAAATAAACGGTAAAGCCCTGCAACACAGCAAAGACAATGCCCAACAACGTAGGCGAGATTTCCTTAAAAGGTCGTTTAAACTTCTGATTCATGTAACAGGCTCAGGTGATTGATTTGCATAAAAGACACGGTTCGACGTTCCACGACGAAGGAGAACCGAATAAGCGCAGATCTGGTTGTCTGTTCTGGTCTTAAGATCTCAAGACAATGCCCGAGGCAGTCTTTAAGTGATCTTAAGGTCTAATGCTGAGGTCTTAAGGTTTGTCTTAAGGGATCTTAAAGAAATCTAAAATATTGATTTTTAGTGGGATCGACGAAGGAGATCACCCCTTTAGACAATGCTAAGGGATCGTAAAGTCATCTCAAGGTTAACCTAAAGTGATCTTAGAGAGGAAAGAACGGGGTTTGAACCTGTTGACGCTCTTTCTCCTATATGAGGGGACAATGCTGGAGGCTAGGTTTTATGGGAGCTAAAAGTTAGTGTCCTAATAAATATCTAATCAAGTGAAACCTATAATGTATCCACCGGGTTAACCACTCACTAATTAGCCGTGGTTATATTCAATATGTGTAGAAAATTTGTAATTTCCATAAAATAAATTAAACATCATTCAAATGACTAAGTTTCATGAGCGAGATCATCAAAGTCACAATTTAAAATATTAAACCTAACGTTCGCAGTTAGCTTCCATAAAATTAGTCTACCTCTGTTAGAGAAACTGTAAGTCGGAACGTAGATATCAAATTTTTACTGCTCTCAACAAACTCTTTTACCTCACTAGAGACTTTTTCCATTAACTCAGCCTCTTGCCTTTGTCCATTTTCATTCGTAAAGTTCACCGTTAATCTATAACCCCTAAACATCATTTTTCGTTTAAACTTCAACTCATCAATGAGTTCATAAGGTAAGTATATCGGCTCTTTTAAACCTGACCACAGTGTCTTATTTACCACAATCATTCCATTTGTAGTAAATATTAAGTAGTTCCAATTATAATTAAACCAAACTGGGATACCTATAATCAAGTAAGATAGACCTTTATCCGTCAATATGCCTGTTTGAAGCTCACCACATTCTAACTTTTCTACGTGAGCTTTCAATTTAACAAGCTCATTATCACTAATATCTTTAAACATTCATAGCACCCTATCGCTTTATCGGTAAGCTCTCCACTTTTCAACTTTTTCCGTTATCCATCCTATTGTTAAGAGACAAACAAAAATAAGCCACAGTGAATAACCTTTTAAGTATTCAATAATATCAATTGAGTATCTTGGTAATTTTTCGGGAATCAATCCAAGGTTTCGATACTCTTCCAACTCATTACCTTGAGGGAAGTCATAATAATGTTCATAGTCACTTGTAACCGTGATCCCAAAAATAAATACCTGCCAAAAAATAATAAGCAGATGTTCTGTTAGCAATATATAAATCTTCTCCATCTGAGCCTTTTAAATTTACTTTTATTCTGCTGCTATTTTCATCATAATTGTATATAAAAGAGACTCTATTCTCTTCTCCGAAAAATAAAGGGATCTCGGCAGAGATTGTAGGTTTTGAGAATAATAAAATGCAAAAAAAAGCCAAGGTTAATAACATATTCATATGGGGAACCTCCATATAAGATATTTTTATTACTCATTTTTGTTTTTGTCAATGTTAATTCTTCGTAGTAACCTCATACCTCCGAACTGAAATTGGTAGTGGTCACGTTGCTGTTGTTTAATCTGTCGGGTTTATAATCAATGCTTTTATGCTAGAGAAAATGATTAAATTCGTGAACTTTTTAGCTATTAATTCAGCACTCACAACCATGAAACACCATTTCGACCTTCTCCCAAAACGTTAACGGCTCCACGGGTAAGCCGCCAGTTGTCGTGCCGGATGGGCGGCGATAGTTTGAACCGTCATCGGAATCGTAGAATTCTCCGGTATGTAAGAAAAGCGCGGCCTTCTCCAAAAATGTGGGCGGATCGATGGGCAAGCCACCGGGTGAATTCCCAGCCAAGAGAACAGGCGGTAAGGGTTGTTGCTCATAACTAGCAACACCGTTGGGGTTCATGCAGCGGCTAAACACCAGCGATAAAGCACAAACACATACGATAGCAATGGTTGGGGTATATTTCATTACGGGTGATCCTCATCCAGCAACACAACGGGTTTACGATTGCGCACTACGTTAAACA